CGAGTACATTAAAAGCATCTGGGTGATAAAACATTTTCTTCAACCCATCGAAGGAAGCTCCTTCGGTACCACCCGTACCAAATGCAATAAGAAGACCGAATGCAACACCGTCGTCAGTTTCTACAGCAGGACGTTCAATCTGCCATGCCGTTTCTAGTCCAGGGAACTTACCACCCTCCTCGAACAGTACTAGTTTACCACGAGTACCACGAAGACGTTCTGGGTCATTCTTTAGAGTAACACCGGTTATTGCTGAGAGATATCCTTGTTCTGTTTGTTTACCAAACTCGTCAGTAACTTTGAATCCAGATACTCGCTCCATTCTAGTGGAAGTAAGTCGCTGTTTAGACCATGCTGTATTCTTGTCTATAAAGTCCATGATCTACCAGGCTTTAGTAAGGATTCCATCACCCACTAGGAACTTCTGTTCCGAGGCCACAGCAAAGTTCTTAGAACCTGGTACAAGTTCGTAGTTACGAACTAACATGGATGCCCTTTGAACGAATATCCTCTCTGTCTACATTTAAGGACTGCCATATGCTTTCCTTGTGATTCAGCTTCTTCTATTGCATGAAAATAATAATAATCGGAGTCCCAAAAGTCCGGGAAGTCGAATATACGTTCACGCTTTGTGCGTTTTACACCATAGCGGTCCGTATATTCTTCCTCCTTAAGTATCATTATGGGACTATAATTTAAGTAAAAATAGTGATACCCTGTGATAGCATCGCCATCAGGTGCCACGTAACCGTTCAAACATCTATTAGTTTCTTGCTCCCAAAACTGTATATAATCGGTAGTTCCCATGGGAGCTAATGTATAGCATCCGTGTTCCTGAAAGAAGATAGCTGCCTATTGGAACTTAGAACTATTTAATATCTTTTTATTGAAATCTACCATTATCTAACTGTTTCGTATAGACCGATAACACCGCCGCCTTTAACACGACCAGCTTCAACTTGTTCAGCTTTAGCTTGTTTCATAGCGATATCTAATGACTTAACAATGTTACCTACGTCCTTTAATATTCTAGTTACCTTTATAGCTGTATCGATATCCATCAATCCTCTAGAATAATCGTTTAATGCAGCTATAAGTCCTTCTGCAGCTGTCTGTGATGCGCTTAACAATCTTGTACCAGGTGTTTCCTGAAACTCTAAGAAGCGCTTAATGAGCTCTTTTACTTCATCAGAAGGTACATAATTCTCGTCTTTAAAAACGTCCTTGGCTACCACAAGTGGACGTTTATCCAGAGGATAAGCCTCATAAGGAGTATTCCACTTGTGTAACCAGACAACGTACTCAATTTCTTTTAACGCTTGAGTTTTGTCTTGAGCGTTATTATAATGATCTCTGAAAGGTGGTATAGCAAGATCTTCTGTACTCATACGCACCTTATCACCTTGTATATCAAACATATTGTCTTACTATTTTCGAAAACATTTTATACATTCGCTATACTAAATACCCTATCAAATAAGCAGCTGTTTCACTGTCTTCAGGTATTCTATAATACGAACATATATGAGATTGAACATGTTTGGCTTCATGTATAGCCGTGTTAACCATTTGACTAACGTTAGTAGATCTACCTATGCAAACAACACTCATTTTATATTCAGTATTACTAAACGTAAAACCAGTGTTCTTTCTACTAAGTACTTTGAAAGCTTTCTTTATATCTTTCTCAGGACAATCTACTTGTAACAGAGAATCTTCAATCTCTATAAAATCCTCTGCTTCCACGCCATAGTATATCAACACATTCCAATCTCTATTACCAAGTTGAATATACTGTGCGATCATATAAAATCAGACCAATCAATTGGGATTCTCATCCCCTCCATATCGGAGATCCATCTATTAAATACTTGACCATCGTAACCATCAGGATCATCTATTACATTCTTAATATACTTACATAGATGCTCGTTATCATCTGGAACAGAATCACCCAAGAAATCGGCTTTGCACATATTAGCTACATATACATGATCGTGTAGCTTATTATACTGCAGTTTAATGCCGGTTGAAGTAAGTCTTTCTTCGACTTCCTATTTAGTAAACGGAGTAAACTCACCTTTGTCAGTCTCCATCAAACTTGTGGCAAAATCGCACAACTTCTTAGTAAAATGATGGCCATACTATTTCAAGTATTGCTTATAATACTTCCCTATCATTATTGTTGGATTTAGCAAGCATAGATTCAAGTCTACTCAAGACTTCCTCCATATGATCCATACGACCGGAGATATTGTCTATTGCTTCATCTCGCTGCTATTCTTTAGCATATACGGGATTCAACTATTTGAGGATATTCTCACATGCGGATATGTTCCTTTCATGCTATTCTACACTGTCTAAGATATTCCTACTGTTCTGCATCATTGCATCTACTTCTTGAATCATTCCTTCTTTAGTTTCTGCAATAACGTAGTCACCGTAAGAATGAATAACTCCTGTACTAGGAATACCTACAAACTCTTTCTCCTCATTGTCAATCTTTACTGCTATATCCACAACTGTCTGCATATTAGTACCAAAGCTAACAGCTGGATTATAGGTCTTATACATTGGGTGCGGAGTATTAATTCTCTGCACAAATCCTGTAACAACTTTAGGCTCTGCAGTCTTATCTAAGATATACAGAGTACTTCCTTGATGTAATCCTGAAAACATACTTAATTAAATTATAGTATCTAGAGCGGGTTTCCCCGCCCTGACACCATCATTAAACTTAATATCTACGCATTCTCATACCACGGTGATCGCGTCTACGATCCTCATAGTCTTCATCCTCTTCATGATGATCTCTCATAGAATACTTGCGACTTCTATATGCCTTACCTCTACGATACTTCATATCAGTCTCTTCATCTTCTACTTCATCATTCTCTTCAGATTCAAAACATTCATAAAGCGTGTCTTCGAGCTCACACAGGGCCAGCTTCTTCTTGTGACCAAGTTCTTTAATCTCCTCGATTAAATCAAAAGCCTTATCCCTTGCAGCCTCACGCATTTCTATTACCATCATAATTGTAAAATTTAAATAGTTAATAATGCGACTTAAGCAGGAATTTGTGTAGTCAATAACTGCATCAAATTACTATCTTTGTCATAGTAAATCAAATAAACTCCCGTAGAAGGAATCTAAGCAACGGTTATTTCCTCACCACCTACATTGGTTAAAGGCTGTGTGAAATCGTTTGCAGAAAATACAATAGGAAGTGTTTCTGTTGTTCCAGTCGGTATTGTCTGGTTCAAACGTAGGAGTACAACTCCCTTGTCATTCAACCATCTGAATACCCTATTTGGAAGGTTCAGAACTACATTATCTGTTCCAACTGTAACGGAAGTTGTTTCTATCATAGGAATACCATTCCTATTACAGAAATTATAAGGATATCGAGTACTTCCAAACATAAGTACCTCCTTCCTTTATCAATTCCAGAAACTATTAGAACCCCAACCGTTGTTCCAACCATAAATACTAGGCGTAGTGTTAACAGCAGTTAACTGTGGCCATTGTACAGGTACGGTATTAGGCTGAGACGCCTTGATAGCTATGAGCTGGTTTTCAATCTCGTTAAACTTACTATCGATAAACTTAGTCTGTTCGCCATTGTTGATGTTAGAACGTAACAAGGCATTATCGGCAGTAAGAGTATCAATCTTGTTCTGTAACTCACGCTTCTCAAGATCGCAGAACTTGTCGTTGATCATGACACTCTGAGCATTGATGGCATCAGTAATACTGCGCGTATTACGCTCTGCTTGAGTGGACAAAGTGTTGGTCTACTGACATACTGCAAGCTGATCAGCAGCTTGATTAGCTGCAATCTGTGACTGCAGTGCATTAGTTTGGTTAGCGATAGCCAAGCGGTTCTCGCAGCAACACTGACAGATCTGTGAAGCAATAGCAGCGTTACCGCTCTGAATTGCATTCTGGATCTACAGTCCGCTCATGCCAACTTGTGTACCGACCGATGTAATAGCGTTATTCAAAGTAAAGATACCATTCTGAACTGTATTTACTTCAGTATTCAAGAGATTAGCCAAACTCTGAATAGACTGACCATTACCCTGAATAGCATTCATCAACAGTTCGCGACCTGTATCATTACTGATCTGATTTGACAGGAAACCGGCAGCATTGTTACCATTGTTGCCACCCCATCCGTTACCCCAGGCACCTCCCCAGATAAGCCAGAGGAACAAAATCCAAATCCAGTTATTACCACCGAAACCCCCGTTGTTGTTCATTGCCAGGAGTAAGTTCGGATCGATACCATTGTTCCCCATCTCAGGGAACATCATTATTTTAGAACTTTCCATAAATAAAATAATTAATTTGTTAATAATAGATTTTAATGCGCTTAGTTTACAGCCATGCGCTCATGCTGTTTAGTAAGAACAAAGCGAACAACAATAATTCTTTGTTCTGAGTTTTAATTACATGTATTCTTCTATTAGAGCTACTGGTACATCAGTATTATTCTATCTACATATTTCTGCATCAGCTTCCCAAGCAGCATATGTTGCATATCTAGGAAGATCGTAATCTACTCCGTTAGTCTTAGTATTTATACCTTTTATAGTTAATCCAGAATACAAAGGGTTAGCTTGATAAGTAGCTACCGCTGAATCAGGTACCCACAAAGTTCCTATTTGAGGAGCTCCACCACCACTTGTTGGAAATATAGTAGTTGACCAAATAGGATAATTAGTCAAACTTGAAAGATCACTTTCATCTATTATACTTGGAGGAGTAGTATTATTTATAACTAAGTTAGTAATCTAAGTTCCAAAGAACGTATATGTTCCAAAATACTAAATATCCTTAAAATATAATAGTCCTAATATTGCATTTTTTGATGTGTTTCCCTAATTTCTATAAGTAAGAAACGTTAAATTAGGAGAATCGTAAAAATTTTCCTAACCACTCCTCGTTTTTGTCATTTTTGGAAGAAAAAAAGAATTGGTATAACTAGAAAGATTATTACTTGCACTTATTATACTTTCAGTGTCAGTTGTATTATTACATACAGGATTTTGTATATTATATGCCCATAACCTCCAATTCTGATGATAATGAGTTGTTACATTATCCAATCCTGTTATTGTAAATACTTTATTCCTATCTATATCAGGATGCCAGCCTTCTCCAACATAAGTCAATGTTGTTGGAAAATGTATTTCAAAAAGATTTGAGCATCCTAAAAATGCACTATTTCCAATTTTTGTAATACTTCCCAGATTAGTCACTTTTGTTAATTCGGTACATCCTCTAAAAGCATTTGTATATAATTCCCCAGTTAAATTTGGACAATTAAGTTCCCCTGAAATTCCAGAAAAAGCAAAAGCTGCACTACCTAAAGATGTAAGACTTAATAAATCAGTGGAAGCGTTTACTTGCAAATTAGAACAATTTGTAAAACATTCTGCTCCAATAGTAGTAATGTTATCTAAGTTTATAGTTGTTAAAGAAGTACAATCTCTAAAAGCTAAATTTCCTATAGAAGTTATACTTGAAGGAAGATTTAATGTTTGTATTCCACTACTTTGAAATGCTCTAAGTGGTATAAAAGTATTATTTGGACTTAACGGAACAGTAGTAAGAGAATCGCATTCTGCGAATATAAATCCGTGGTCAGCGTTGTAAAATAATATATTTGTATTAGAAAATGAAGAACTCTTTAATTTATAACAGTTAAAAAAACAACAG